GTATAACTCTTACATATCCATTTGATCCAGGGGTTTATGGAACTACAACTAATACTGTTATAACTCGAGAAGTTACCAGTGCAACTAGTAGCAGTAATGGTATTGGTAAACCATTTAGCACTAGTACCGCAGTGCAGACCAATTTACGTCTTGGTTATTCAGCTAACAGCGGTGGACAAATTACTGTTAAAATTAGTACTTGCCGTGCAACTGGACACGACTTTTTGAGTATTGGTACTGGTGGTTATAACACCAGTAACTATCCATTCCAAATTTATGGTAACCCAGCAATTCCTGTTGATTCAAGTAAACAGATTTTAGAAGAAACTGTTGGTCGTGTGTTCTATGTTTCAACTGACGAAAACGGTATTTTCCGAGTTGGTAAATTCTTTAGCGTTGACCAAGGTACTGGTACAGTTACATTCTCAGCGTCAATTGCGTTGAGTAACTTGGACGGTTTGGGATTCAAGAAAGGTGTGGTTGTTGCTGAGTTTAGTACAGATGGTACTATGGCAAACAACGCATCCGATGTGGTACCTGTGCAAAGTGCGATACGTAGTTTTATTGATGCACGTTTAGGATTAACATATGGCGGTACTCCAACTGCTTTAAGTAATCTGATTGGTCCAGGCTATCTAGCCTTAGATGGTTCATTGGCCATGAAGAACACCATCAACATGGCTGGTTTCAAAATAACTAACTTAGGTACTCCTACAAATACTACAGATGCTGTTACCAAAGCCTATGTGGATTCGTCTGCTGTCAGTTATAATGCCATAAGCAAATTATCAGATGTCACTATAACATCAGCCGCTAGTGGTCAGTTATTAATTTATAGTGGAACTAAGTGGGTAAATGCTACCAGCTACTCAGGTGGTGCTATATCAGTCACTTACAACAGTACAAATGGTATTGTAACAGCATACAATGCTGGATCAATTACTAACACAGCAGTTAGTGCCACAGCGGCTATCGCACAAAGTAAACTGGCAATGAACGTTGCTAAATCATTAGCAACTAATACAAGTGGTAGTGGTACATTAGGTGCTATTGTTCAAGCAGACTTGGGTCTGGCAGTTTTCAATAGCAATCAATTTAACGTCAGTGCTACTGGTTGGGTAACTCACGCAACAAGTACAAGTACTTCTACAGGTGTTCCATTATCTAGTATCCAATATATACCAGCAGGTACACTATTGTTTAACAATACAGGAGCCGCTGCCGCACCAACTGCACAGACACCAGCTACGGTGGTAAGTTCAGCTGGTGGTATTCTAAACAGCAGTTTTGGTCTTACTGGTATAATGACTGTGACCTACAACGGTGTAAGCACTGCGGGTAACACTTATGGTGTGACTGCCATTAGTGTTGCTAATGCCGCAAGTAGTATTGTACAAAGTGCCTCTGATAAGAGTGTAGACGTTGGTAGTTTGAAGATTGCTACTTATAGCACACTAACTATCACTACAGGTGCTACTCCTACACTAAATCATTATACACCTGGTGGTGTAAACTTTATGACTGCTTCAGGTAGTACACCAGGTAATACCGCTATTACTACAACAGGTACATTAGACACTAGCGGTGGTACACTAAAAGCTACAACATTTACTACTGGATCAACTACAGCTACAGCAAGTATGACTGGTAAGTATCAAGTACAAAGTGGTAGTTTTATTGACTTGTATACATATGGTGGTACACTATTAACATCAACATTGTCAACTGGTCTAGCAACTAACAGCGGTACAATTACTGGTAACTGGAGTCTAGCAGGCGCAAGTCAACTGCAAGCTACTTATAGTGACTTGGCCGAATGGTATCGTGCTGATGCAGAATATGAACCTGGTACTGTACTAGTATTTGGCGGTGATGCTGAGGTTACAACAACCAGCACAATAAACGATACCCGTGCGGCTGGTATTGTAACAACTGCACCAGCATATACTATGAACGCAGAACTAGAAGGTGTCAAGGCTTGTCTTGCACTGGCCGGAAGAGTTCCATGTCGTGTTGTTGGTCGTGTTAAGAAAGGCGACATGTTGACCACAAGTGCTACACCTGGATGTGCAGTAAGAGCAAGTACACCGACGTTGGGTGCCATTATTGGAAAAGCCTTAGAAGACAAGGACTACGGTGAAGTCGGAGTCATTGAAGTTGCTGTAGGGAGAATATAATGGCTCAATTAACTGTTAATGTTGGCGCAAGCGCAAATGATAAAACTGGCGATACGCTACGTGCCGCGTTTACCAAGGTAAATTCTAATTTTACAGAGTTGTATTCACTATCTAGTGCTAATGTTCAAATACCAGCACAGACTAATAACGGTGGAAAATATTTAACTACTAACGGTACGACATTAAGTTGGTCAACATCTAATCAATTAGTTAATGGTAGTTACAATCTAGTATTAGGAGCCGATGGCACGGTAAATTTACCTCAAGCACCGTCAGCAGGAGCGGCTGTAATACAACCTTCAAGTACAACTTATGGTATTAAACTTGTAGCTAATGGTAACATATGGACTCTTGGTACTAATGGTAGTTTAACATTTCCAGATACTAGCGTACAAACAACGGCGTGGTTAGGCTACGTTAATCAGGTCAACAGTCCGGGTGGTTCTAGCTATACCCCACTTAGTGTAAACAGCGACCACACAGTATCGTTACCTATATCTAACAGCCAAAATTTTACCAGCATTATCGACGGAAGCGACAACAGTCAGCTGACCATAGCCAAATTTTCAGGATCATACAACCGTAATAATCAAGGAGGAGTACAAAGTTCTTCTGTGGCAACTAGTGCTATCAATTTGTTTAGAGACGGACATATTACCCTTACTACCAACGATGGTAATACTCCGGTTCCTGCTTTCACTACTTATACTTTTAGCAACACAGGAAATTTCACAGTTCCTACTTCTATAACATTTAGTGGCGATAGTAGTGTACAAACAACGGCGTGGACTGGTATATTGCCTAGCCCAACTTATAGTGGAAGCAATAGTATAGGCAATGTAACTCCTGCTCCGTTAAATCTAAACAATACCGGCAGTGCTGGACAGATTAAAACACAGCTTACTTTAATTAATACTGTGGGCAACGCAGGTACTGGTAGTGCTATTGATTACTTTACCTATGTTGGTCAAGGTAACGGTTTACCTGGTGCTAGACTACAGGCCGTAGATGATAATAATTATAGTGCTAATTTCAGTATAGCATTAAAGGGTAAAGGAAACACTGGCAATAACGGATTAACAACAGTATGGACCTTTGGCGCCGACGCTAGCTTAACTTTTCCTGACACTAGTGTACAAACTACCGCTTATACGGCAACCGCAGTTAAAGGATTGTTTAGTGTAACAACAAATTCAGCTAGTGGTAGCGGCAGTCTAAGTTATTCAAACGGCGTGTTTTCATTCACACCGCCAGTTATTCCTACAGTACCTACATATACTGTATCTACTGCGGCGGCAAGTGGTGTTGGTAGTTTAAGTCTAAGTGGTACAGTATTTACATTTACACCTGCCGCAACAGTAACCGCTGGTACACTAACCGGTACAACACTAAATTCTACCGTAGTAACTTTTGCATCAACAAATACAACACAAACTGTAAGTATTGCAGGCGGTGCAACAGCTAACGCACAAACTAATACAATACAGATTGGTAACGGTGGTGTTGCTGGTTCAACAACTGCTATTACCATCGGTAGTGCAAGTGGTACTAGTACAATTCAGTTCAACGGTTCTAGTACTTTTGCTAGTCCTGTTAAATTTAACGGTGCATTACAAAGTGGTGGCGGTGCTACTAACATTACATTGACCAACAACGGTCCAACTATGAATGGTACTACAACAATGGGTATAGTTGCTACAGCACAGACAGCTGGAACCATTGCTAGTGCCGCTACGATTGCTCCTACAAACCCAATCACATTTATATCAGGAACAGTACAAATTACAACAATTACAGCACCAAGTGGTATTACAACTTATGGCGGACAAATTACATTAATTCCAACCGGTGCATTTACTACTGGAACCAGCGGAAATATTGCTCTAGCAACTACAGCAGTTGTTAACAAAGCCTTAATTATGACCTATGATGCTGGTACAACTAAATGGTATCCTAGCTATTAATAAATATTAAAAGAGATTAACAAAATGACCATACAAACAATTAATATAGGATCATACGCAAATGATGGATCAGGCGATGATCTACGTACCGCGTTTGAAAAAGTTAATAATAACTTTAACATGTTGTTCAGTACATCTAGTGTACTTAGCGGTGTTAATTTAGGCAATGGCGTTGCAGTTTTATCTCAAAAGAATCCTAACACACTAAATTTAGAATTCAAAACATTCACTAGCAATGACACAAGTGTAGTTTTTAATAGTACCAGCAATGGAATAGATCTATCAGCCAAGACTGTTGTACAAAACGATGCTAATCCGACACTAGGAAATAATCTAAACCTAAACAATCATTATATCTACGGCGGCGACACACAAACCACAGTATTTGGTTTAGATGTTCCTGTTGCTAATAATTTACTTTCAGCACTCATAAGCAGTAGCAATCCAACTGTAGACATGGGCAGTATTGTTGCTCCTGTTGGTTATCCAAGTTTTCCCAGAGGATATACTATAGATTTTAATGGAACTGGTGGCACAGGATTCTTAAATCCAGTAGGCAATGATTACGATTTTGGATCATTATCTGTAGCAGGCAGTTTACAAGTGGGCGGAAATTTTCTAACACTAGGTGGCAATCTTATAACCAGTGGCGGAAGTGTTACATTTAATACTAGTGGCACTAGTAATGTAGTTTTACCTAACTCAGGTACATTGGCAACTACCGGTCTAACACTTGATCAATTTGCCAGTACAACTAGTTCTTCATTGGCCACAGTTATATCGGATGAAACCGGAACCGGCCAACTGGTATTCAATACTAATCCAACACTAGCAGGAACGGTATCTATTCAAACAGGCGGATCTATATCGTTCAGCGATGGATCAACACTGACTAGTGCCGCAGGACTGGGCGGTTCAAGTTCAATTAAAAACGGATCATATACTGTAAGTTTAGACAGTAATGGTATATTAAACTTACCAGTTAGTTTAAGATTTCAAGATGGCACAATACTATCTACTACAAATGGTATTATTCCAGCGCAAGGATCAAGTGCTGGATTGTTTTTAACTACTAACGGATCAGCGGTCAGCTGGGGCAATCCACTGGGAACCAGTACTGTATATGCTGGAACAAATGCAACAACAAATAGCACACTAAGCATATATGGCAACGGCACTAGTGGTACCGCTACATTGACTAGTAATGTAACTACAGGAACCGCAAATTTATTTGCTGGTGTAACTGGAACTATAAATGTTGGTGGTATTACTTGGACAGGTGCTAATAATACTGCGCTAATTATTAATAATGGTGCTTTGCAATTTAGTTCAGCAAATAGTGTAGCAGCCGCTGGTACAAATCAAGGAACAGCTACACAGTTATATGCTGACAATAATTTTGTAACTAGTGGCACCGGTGGAGTTGTATTACCAGCGGCAACTACAGGTCGAGAAGTATCAGTCACTAATAATACAGGCGCATCTATTAATGTATATCCGCAGGGCACTCATACTATTGAAAGCGGCACAGGAGGTATTCCAACAGTATTACCTAATCTAGCCACTATTACTGTTGTAGCCAAATCTGGTAATAACTGGTGGACTATGCAACCGGTATACAATTCTACAGGACCAGTAGCCATAACACAAAGCGCCAACGGAACTGTAACATGGGGAATTGGTGCCGGAGCACTATCGGTAGCTACAGCATCTAGTACAGCATCTAGTGTAGGCTATTTGGGCATGCCGGTTAATAGCCAAAGTGGATCAACTTATGCAGTAGTGGTGGGCGACTTAGGTAAAGTAATTTATTTTTCAGCAACTTGTACCGCAACTATTCCTGCCAGCTTGCCAGTTGGATCAAGTATTGCATTTGTAGCAGGCACAGGTGCAACAATTACAATAGCACAAGCATCGGATAGTATGTACTTAGGAGGAACAGGAACGACAGGTTCACGCACATTGGCAGCTTACGGAATGGCTACAGCAATTAAGATGGCCGCGACTGTGTGGTTCATCAATGGTACAGGACTAACCTAAAATGGCATTAAACATCTGGACACATCCGTCAGGTTACAGTTTAGGTACTATACAAGAACAAGTGACAACTAGTATTGCACTACCATTAGCTAGTGCAGTAGGTTTAACATTTTCTATTATATCAGGTGCATTGCCTAGTGGACTATACCTTAAAGGATCGACAATACTAGGCAGTCCTTATATAGTTGCCAATCAGACTACCTATACATTTTGTATTAGAGCTACCAATGGTACTGATATTAGCGACAGAACATTTACCATAGATATAGTAGGGTTCAATCCTCCTACATTTGTAACACCGTCTGGTTATTTGCCCCTGGGTCCTAATAATCAATTATATACTGCCGATCAAACATATATTTCCTATCAACTTGAAGTTACAGATTTGAATTTATCATTAGGAAATAATTTAACATTCAGTATACTGTCAGGCGACGGAGAATTACCGCCAGGGTTAACTCTAAGTCCCAGCGGATTGATTAGCGGATATATTGCGCCAGCACCAGTGGTGAGCGTTAATGCCAATGATGGTAGTTTTGACAACAGTAAATTTGATGAGACAGCTTACGATTTTGGACTAGTTCCAACTAATGGTTACGACAGTTATGCATACGATGATGTAATTTTTGATTATTTTACTCCTACTCGAGTGACACAAACTCTTAGTCTAAATTATCAATTTAGAGTTACTGTTACAGACGGCCTAAATTATACACAAAGAGTTTTCAAAATATTTGTAGCCGGTACCGACGAATTCCGTGCAGACAGTACTACCCCGGACGGCAAGGCAGATGCTTTTACTGCTGACAGTAGTTATGTAAGACCTCCAGTATGGTTAACTAATAACAACCTAGGCGTTTTTAGAGCAAACAATTATTTGACCATACCTGTTGCTTTGTATAATAATTACAATGTTGTATTTAGGCTAGACACGATCAATCATGACGTTTATGCAGTTGCCTATCAAATTGCATCAACTGACAACATAATTGGAGATGGTACAGTTGCTAGTACTATTACTATAGAGCATGCATCTAAAGCACCTACCCCAGGTCAGTATTTGACTTTTAACTATTATGTTTCAAACGCCACTGAACAAATATATAAAATCATGTCTGTGGAATCTCTTACAGATACTAGATATCGCCTTACTATAGACACACCTTTATTAATTAATATACCAAACAATACAGCATTTTATATTGGATCAAAAAGCCTGTTACCAACTGGGGTAAAATTTGATCCAGATACTGGTACTATTTACGGATCAGTTCCTTACCAGCCAATTGTAACAGAACAATTTATTATTACCATTGTTGCTAGCCGCCCAGGTGATATAGCTGATGAAATTGTAAGTACCAGTAGAACTTTTAATTTTATAATTTTAGGATCTGTTAATAGTGTAATTACATGGAATACTAATTCTGATCTTGGTACTGTAGAAGCTGATTATATTTGTACAGCATCAATAAGCGCATCTACTACTGTTTCAAATGCTGTGGTAAATTATCGATTAATTAGTGGGGCATTGCCTCCAGGCATAAGTTTAACCAGTGACGGCGAACTAACTGGAGTAATTAATCAATATGCTAGTACAGTATCAATTGTTAATGTCAGCAGTTATGGAAATACTGCAACGTTGAAGTTTTCAACACAAAAATTTTTAATTTTCAATCCAGGATCTACTATTGTAGTGTCCGGAGTAACACCATCCGGATACAATGGGACTTATACTGTAATTAATTCAGGTCCTGATTTTGTAATGTATCGCACTTCTGGTATTAATTTAGGAAGTACTGGGTTCACGTCTGGCACTATTATCGGTGCATTTGGTTTACTATCATTTGATCGCACACCTAATAGTAGTCCTACAACATTTGATCAAGATTTGTGTACCTTTGATAGAACTTATACATTTACTATACAGGCATATGATCAATTTGGTTATAGTGCAATTTTAAGAACATTTACTATAAAAGTTAACACACCAAATTTAGAAACGTACAGTAACATTACAGCAAGGCCTTTCCTAGTATCTGATCAAAGAACCAGTTTCAGTACTTTTATTAATAATACAAAAATATTCACCCCAACTAGTATCTATAGACCCAATGATATTAATTTTGGTATTCAGTCCAATCTGACCATGTTAATATGCGCAGGTATTCCTACCGTTGACACTGCCGCATATATTGGAGCTATGGGTTTGAACGTAAAACGTAAACGTTTTAATTTTGGGGATTACAAATCAGCAGTAGCTTATGATCCTACAACTAATTTGCCAGTATACGAAGTAGTGTATGTGCAAATGTATGATCCATTAGAGCCTAACGGAAAACATTTGCCGCCAAGCGTTCGAGGAACTGGACTAGCTTCAGAAACTATTACTGTAGATAATAGTAATTCTATATGGGGCAATAACTCAGATACATTATTGGCCGACGGGGAATCTGCTGTACGCCCTGACTATAATATAACAATAGACAGTACAGGTTATCAAGTTAGTAACCCAAACACCGATCAGTATTATACAAACAGTATAACTAACTGGCAATCTAGATTTAATGCAGTTGGAACTTCTGAAAGAAACTATTTGCCTTTATGGATGCGCAGTATTCAAGCAGGTCAGAAACAACAACTAGGCTATATATTGGCTGTTCCTTTATGTTTCTGCAAAGTAGGTACAAGTGCAAAAATACTATCAAATATTAAAAATTACAGTACATTTGACTTCAAATCATTAGATTTTACCATAGATAGATTCACAATTACCAGTTTAGCAGGTTATACAAGTGATAAATACCTTGTATTCAGAAACGATAGGATAACCGTATGACAAGTGCAATAAATTACTCAGCAATAAACACCTCTTACCCTGTAGCTGGTCAAGACAATAACAGCCAGGGATTTCGTGATAACTTCACAGCTATTAGTTCTGGACTTGCTATAGCAAAGGCAGAAATTACTGCACTTCAACAAAATTCAGTTATTGTACAAGACCTAGCCACTAGCTCAACTACAGTAGTAAATAATTTGCTTGGTAGTACTGTATCAAACGGATTGTATAGTCAGTTTAATCCTGTTGTTTATAACATAGGAAATATTACTAGTTCTGGTACATTGATCAATATCAATAACGGTCCAGTACAACAAGTAAGGCTAACAGCTAATGCTACTATAACTTTTCAAAACTGGGGTGCAAGTGGATCTTATTCTGCCGTTAGACTGATAATTTCAGGCGACCAAGCATCAAGCAGAACAGCAACACTTGCCACAGTTAATTCTGGAATTATGCGTACTGCTACTGTCTGGACTGGCGGTACTAGCCCAATAACAGTAGTTATCGGAACAAATAATTTGTTTGAAGTGATCGAAGCATGGACCGTAGACGGTGGTGCTCACGTGTACTTGAAAAATGTTGGCGAATACAGTTTAGTATAATGCACCCACTAGCTGGTAATCTTTCAGAAATAAAATTATCTGACTTAGAAAGTAAGGTAACAGATCTTACTAAAAAATACTTCATGACTCAAAACATGGAGGCACGTAAGCAAATCAGTATGCTTTTAGATTCATATAAAAGCGAGCTTAATCAAAGACAACAGGCCGCTTTGAAAAAAATAATGGATGATAAAAGCCTTGACAAATTGATCAAGGTCAATTAAAATATAGGCTATGCGCCTAGATAAATTCGGTAATCCTATTTTTAATTCACAAGATATATTCAAAATTCTCTATCAGGGAAAAGTTTCCAATCTCAAAGACATCACAGTAGACTATAGTGATGACATTGCTGAATTGGAAAAGATTGCTGGCTTCACATTTCAAAGATTTAATGAACAATTAGAAGAAATCGATATTGCAGATTTTGATCAGGCATTACAAAGTGATTGGTTCATGCCTTCTGAATATAGAGATTTTGATGTAGAAGAATGGTGTTTAGAACGTTGCACTACACAAGAACAACAAAATAGAGTTATAGCAGAAATGGTTGCATATCGTGAACGAGGTATGATTCCGTTACTACAATGGACTAAGCATTTCGTGGATACTTGTAATGAAAATAATATTGTTTGGGGTGTTGGCAGAGGATCAAGCGTAGCTAGCTTTGTATTATTCTTACTAGGTGTACACCAAATAGATTCAGTCAAATATAATTTAGACTGGCAGGAATTCCTGAGATAAGTACTAACATAATCTAGGAGATTAACATGGCAGTATATAAAACAGCTAAAGGTAGAGAAATCGATATGGGCAAACTAATGGGGCAAAATGAGCTTTTGCCTGCTGTTGGTAATGCCAAGGTAAATGCACGTGGCGATAAATTAGGTCCAAACGGGCAAATAGTTCAACGTAGAGAAGAACGATATACAGACACAGGTGTTCCAAATCAAGTTAACGTAAGAGAAACAACACCAGCACCGACAGTGGCTACACCAGTAACTGCGGCGCCAGCAAAAAAAGACGTTAGCAAAATGGATCCGGAAGGAAACGAGTAATGTCAAAAGTAACAGGTAAACTAAAACCAATACGTGATAATATTATTATTACGGATATGGAGTTTGGGGAAACTCGAACTAAAGGCGGACTTGTTCTTCTCAGCGACGATGGTAAAGCCGAAGGTGTTAAACATCGTTGGGGTCGTGTTTGGGCAATTGGTCCTGAACAAAAAGACGTAAGTGTAGGCGAATGGATTTTGCTAGAACATGGTCGTTGGACTCGAGGCGTAACGTATGTTGACGAAGATGGTACAGAGATAACGATTCGACGTGCCGATGTAAAAGCAATTCTAGCAGTAGCTGATGAACGGCCAAGCGAAGATGGTTTTGGTAAACATAGTACAGTTACACACGCTACCGTTGACCCAAGCACATTTATGCAACGCTCATTCTAATATTATTCGAGCAACAGGCCTCTAGACAAGGCCTGTTTTCACCTGTACAATAAACAAAACTGAGGAATATTATGAAAGAATTATGGGTAGAGAAATATCGTCCTAGTACAGTAGCAGGCTACGTATTTCGAGACAGTCATCAAAAAACGCAAGTCCAATCTTGGATCAAAGAAAAATCAATTCCGCATTTGTTGTTTAGTGGAAGTGCAGGTATTGGAAAAACTACTCTAGCTAAGATTCTATTCAACGAGCTTGAAATAAATGATTTAGACATATTAGAAATTAATGCTAGTCGTACTAACTCAGTTGACGACGTTAGAGATAAAATCATTAACTTTGTACAAATGATTCCGTTTGGTGATTTCAAAGTTGTACTACTAGACGAGGCCGATTATCTAAGTCCTAACGCACAGGCCGCATTACGTGGTGTTATGGAAGAATATCATCATACTGCTAGATTTATTTTGACATGCAACTATCCTAATAAAATTATTCCAGCTATTCATAGTCGTTGTCAAGGCTTCCATGTAGCAAAAACAGATCAAACTGAATTCACTGCTCGAGTAGCCGAGATACTTATTAGCGAAGGAGTACAGTTTGAAATTGATACATTGGATAGTTTTGTAAAAGCAACGTATCCAGATTTGCGTAAGTGTATCAATACTGTTCAGATGAACTGTGGGGACGGTGTATTGCACAGTCCTGAAAAAGGAGACACAGGCGAAGCTGACTATAAATTTAAGATGGTTGAACTTTTTAAGTCTGGAAAAATTTCAGAAGCACGTAAGTTGTTGTGTAGTCAAGCTCGTCCAGAAGAGATGGACGAAATTTATCGCTGGCTGTACGATAATGTTGAAATCTTTGGAGATGAAGACAAACAAAACAAGGCAATTCTTATTATTAAGCAAGGTCTAGTAGATCATACATTGGTAATCGACCCAGAAATTAATTTGTCAGCTACACTAATAAGATTAGGCAACTTATAAACAAAAAAGGACCCGAAGGTCCTTTTTTTACATCCCTTTATTCTCCATAAACCGCTAACACCTCCTTCACGGCATTATGGCGTTCGATGTCCTGAGTTTCAAATTGAATAATATCAATATGCTCTAAATATTCTTTTTCGTTGATAAGATTGCAAAAGTCAATCAATCCGTTGTCGCTCAAACGGTCTGCTTGCGCCAAATCTCCAGTAACTACCATTTTAGACCCCTCCCCAAGTCTAGTTAGTAGCATTTTCATTTGATTTACTGTTGTGTTTTGGCATTCATCTGCAACAATGTATGCGTTCTTAAATGTGCGTCCACGCATATACGCAAGTGGGCTTATTTCGATAACACCTTCCTCTAGCATCTTGGCTATTTCTTTGGTTTGGTAATATTCTCCAAAAACATCAAATATAGGACGGGTCCACGGTGCCATCTTTTCATTCAAGTCACCTGGTAAAAATCCTAAATCTTCATCTACGGAAACGGCGGGTCTTGTCACAATGATCTTGTCAACTTTGCCTTCCTGAAACAATTTAATACCAAACTGTACTGCTAACATGGTTTTACCCGTGCCGGCTGGACCAATAGCAAGTACTATGCTCTTGGTTTCATCGTATAGTTTAGTGAGATAAAGTTTCTGATTAGCACTGCGAGCTTGAATGCTCACACGCTGTTTTTTTGCCGGAAGATATGGCTGAAAGTCAATTATGTTAACTTCTGATGTAAAACGCTTTTTCACTCGTTGTTTACTCATTAAAGTTGCTCCTACTTTACTGTTAAAGTAAGACTTGTAGTGACCGCCTTTGATAACTACAGAGGTCCTACACTATTATTTAATGTATTCCTAGAAAAGTAAACTGATACGTTATGATTTCAGCCCGGCTAAATAAGTATAGAGGAACCTATCATGCACCACGACATATTAGACGTCATACGTAATATACAAGAACTTTACGAAAATAACAGCAGTCTAGCTGTATTAAAGGACTTCGAACGAGTTCTAGAAGAAACCGACATGTATGTCTATGAAAACTGGGAGGACGGTGAACTAGCATACGGCCCTAAAGTTGACCGTCATTGGATTACAGCTGGTTTTATGTGGGAACACGCAAAGATGCCTAACCCAGTTGCTGCCAAGCGACTGACAGAACTAGGCTGTAAAGTCAAATATCAAAAAACACATTTAGTTGAACCTCGCAAGATTAAAACAGAATCGGACCTACGTCCAGGTACAAAGAAGGGTAAATTAGATCGCAAACCTATATGGGTTGTAGAAATTGTTATGCCAAAGAAACTGGCATTTGACATCTATAAAGGCTACATGGACAAGATGAAGAACGATGAAAAAGAAACAGCCACTCTAACTGATTCTGCGGCGGCACCGGGAGCACCAGCGCCAACTGCTCCGGCGGCACCTCCAGCGCCAGCGGCAGGCGGAGCTCCAGCGGCGGCACCAGCGGCAGGCGGAGCTCCAGCATGAAGTTAACAGAAACACTACGAGCAGGTGATCTTAGAGACCTAGTAAAAAAAGTCATTGAGATTGACAGCTTCAAAAGTAAGATAGGTAAAGATGAAGATGTTTGCGTATTAACCTTTACTGTTGACCAAGAAGATGCTGCCAAGGATTTAGAAAAATTCTTTGAAATGGGTTACAATTTTATTCTTGATGCAGATTGTACTCCTGGTGAAATGGATGATGGCAAGTATCGTGTATACGTAGAAATAGAACGTAGTCGACATATTGGCGAGCAAGTCTACGAATTATTAGAAGGCGTTAAGAAAATAACTAATCTTGAAAATTTAAGATTCCGTTATTTTAAGAGTTTCAAAAGCGAACCGGCTACTTTAGAAAATCTAAAAGCCGCTATACCTCAAAATAAAGAAGCGTATGAAATTGCCACTAAAAGACATCATCTAGATAATTTTAGTAATTTCTTCAGCAACAGCTATGCTGATAGTCTCAGTGTAGTTAATGAAAATATAAGTTTTACAAGACCTTATAGTGGAACTGTAACATTTGAAATTATAAATAGTGGTAATAAACAACAAATATATGATAGTATTAAAGGACCTATTGTACTAGAAACTAAGAACATGGCAGAAGTTATGTTTTTAACTAAAGTTATAGGCAATTATAATATTACTAAAATCGGTGATACCTTTATATTTGAAAATAAAGATTGGGCCGTAGCACTTAAAAGGATACAGTAATGGCAGATTTTACATTTGATTTCACAGTTGATAAACTAGCGGCTTGCCTACAAGGCAATCCATATGTCGACCACTGGCACGAAGCCTTGGCAAATATATTGCCAGACTATGATATTAACACACCACAACGTGTGGGTGCATTTTTAGCACAAACTGCACATGAATCTGGCGGATATAAAATATTAACAGAAAACTTAAACTATCGTCCAGAAACACTATGCAAGATTTGGCCTCGATATTTCCCTAGTATGGATGTAGCTAATTCATATGCACATCAACCAGAACGCATTGCCAACAGAGCTTATGCAAATCGTATGGGTAATGGTCCAGAGGAATCAGGAGATGGTTTCAAATATTGCGGTCGTGGTCTTATTCAATTGACTGGTAAACAAAACTACAGTAAATTTGCTGAAAGCATTGATACACCAGTAGAAGAAATTCCTGAATTTTTAGGAACATTTGAAGGTGCTATTCAATCAGCTTGCTGGTTTTGGGAAACAAATAATCTAAACGATCTTGCAGACAAAGGCGACATTCTTACCATGACCAAGAAAATTAATGGTGGCACTTTAGGTTTAGAAGAACGTCAACAGCATTATCAACACTTCATGCAAGTACTACAAGGTTAATTATGTTTGCATGGCTCATACAACAGATTATAGGCGATTTGCCCAGTTGGTTATGGCCAGCGATTGCAGGCGGTGGATTTGCAATATATTTCTTTTCAGGAGTATTAAGTCATTTTCCACAAATAAAACCATATACATTTTTACTTAGACCCGCAGGGCTGGCATTAACAATATTTGGAATTTTCATGTATGGCGGTGCAGGTGTAAGTGCTATCTATCGTGAACAAATACAAGAAATGGAAGCAAAAATGGCAGTTGCACAACAAGCTAGCAAAGACACTAATGTTTTAGTTGAACAAAAACATCAACAAAAAGTTAAAGTAATACACGATACTAAAATTGTTGTGCAAAAAGAAATACAAACAGTTGAAAAACGCATTGATGCAGAATGTAAATTAGATCCGGCGGTAGTTAAAATTATCAATGAGGCTGCTAAAAATCCTAATACTACTAAAGGTACAGTTAGTGTAGAAGTCACTGGAGATAAAAAATGAGATTAATTAGTGTATTATTAGTTTCATTAATACTTACAGCATGTGCTACCAATAATTCTAAAGTGTTAGTTCAAATGAAATTTCCAGATGTTCCTCCAGAGTTGTTAATCGAATGTCCGGATCTTGCACAAGTTGATACGTCAACTAGCAAATTAAGTGATGTGTTGGAAACTGTCACAGATAACTACAGTGATTATTACGAATGTAAAGACAAAGTAGATACGTGGGTAGATTGGTATACAAAACAGAAGCAGATTTTTGATAACATAAAATAAAGGATATTATCATGGGATTTTTTACTAAAATAGAACAACTAACTGCTAGCAAATTAAAAAATATTTTTTTAGATGCCGACAAATTAGTTGAAGATTCAGAAAACACGATTGCGGCTTTAGAGGCAAAACTGATTGCAGAAAAATCTAAAGTAGCAGAGTTAGCGTCTAAAGCACATGCGGCGGCAGTTGCGGCGGCAGAAAAAGCTCAAGAAGAAGCAGAAACTCTAGTATTAGAAGCAAAAGAAGCGGCCGAACGTGCGGCTCAACACTTAGCTAATGTACCATCAGCAATTGAAGGTAAAGTTAAAGTTGTTGAAACATTTAATCAAGTCGAACCTACATTGGGAGATATTGTCCCAAACGAAGTGTCAGCCCCGTCTCCACAAACTCCGTAATAAATACGTATATAAAGACAAAGGAGCGAACAATGTCAAAAGAGAAAGATAGTAACTGGATGCAAACCCTATGGCGTCCAATGATGGGCTGGATGTATATGCTTATCTGTCTGTTAGACATGGCAGTATTTCCAGTACTATGGGCATTATGGCAAGGTATCAATCATGCACCAATTACTCAATGGAATCCATTAACACTACAAGGTGCAGGATTATTCCACATTGCAATGGGCGCAGTACTAGGTATTAGTGCGTTTGGTCGTACACAAGAAAAACTAGCAGGAACAGCCGCAAATCCAACTGCTACAAGTCAAACTATCACTAACAATCAAAACATGTCAGGCAATGTAGCTGGCGGGTTTGGTAGTAATCAAGGTGGTATGGGCGGTATGGGCGGTATGAGTGGCGGCTTTGGAGGAGCATCAAGTGGCGGCTTTGGAGGAGCATCAAGTGGCGGATTCGGTTCATCAACAGGCGGGGCTTCAGCATTTGGCGCACCTGCAACAGGAGGCTTCGGCTCATCTACCGGTGGTTTTGGTTCAACGACAGCACCAGCCACAAGTGGCTTTGGCGGAGGCGGCTTTGGAAGCACACCTGCACCAACAACAGCACCAGCAGTAAACGCAAAAGGACTCAAGGTAATTCCTCAAGATCCTCAACCAGCACTATAAGGAAAATATTATGAAAAAATTATTAGCATTATTAGTTGTAGCTGTATTTGCTAGTTCGGCCATGGCAGCTGAACCAGCTAAAAAGAAAGAAGCACCAGCTAAAAAAGAAGTTAAACATCACAAGAAATTTGAAGGTGAAAAAGTTCCAGAAAAGGCACCAGCACCAGCTAAGAAAAAGTAATCAAATCTTTGACAAGCTCTATTAAAGATAGTATAATTACTATTATTAATGGAGCTTTTTTACGACTATGATTGATTATTACCAAACACTAGGCGTTAGCGAAGGTGCTAGCCCAGATGAAATTAAACGAGCATACAGATCTTTGGCTAATAAACATCATCCGGACAAGGGTGGGGACCAAGCCAAATTCAAAGATATTAGTGTTGCCTACGACAACCTAAGCGACCCACAGAAGAAAGCCGAATACGATCAACGTCGTCAGTTTGGCGATCAACCACAATTCCATTTCCATACAGGTCAGGGCGGATTTGATCCTTTTGCACAGATGTTTGGCGGCGGACATCCGTTTGGAGATATCTTTGGCCAAATGCGTGGACACCCAGGACAGGGTAGACGCAATAGAGATCTAAACATACAATGTCAAATTACACTATTAGAATCATTTACTGGTAAACAGGTTGAAGCTAGTTTTCAATTACCTAGCGGACGTCAACAAACTGTAATGATAAACTTGCCAGAGGGTGTAATACATGGAGACACTATTCGTTATCAAGGACTAGGAGATGACAGCGTACCACAACTGCCTAGAGGTAACCTTAATGTTACAGTAGTTGTTCAACCAGATCCAAACTTTGAACGTAGAGGCGACGACTTATTTACTAATGTAAAAATTACACCTATCGAAGCTATGATTGGTTGTAAAAAGACCGTGGCTACACTTGCAGGAGATTCGCTTGAACTAGATATTAGAGCAGGCGTAGAAACTGGAACTGAATATGCTAGTCATGGCAACGGTTTTAGAAATGTCAACAGCGGTCGTAAAGGCAGATTTGTTGGTGTTATTTACATTGTAACTCCTAAGGTTACTGATCCTACACTAATAACACAACTTAAAGAACTCGATGCTAAAATTAGTAACCGCACCTAATAAGATATTAAAAACTCCTGCTGAAGACTGGCAATTTAGTAACGAGCAAGACCGTGCAGATGCTTCTAGCACGGAACAAGCCATGATTGCTGTCATGCAAGCAGAGCGTGGGCGAGGTCTAGCCGCTCAACAAGTTGGTCTTTTGAAACGAGTGTTTGTTCTTTATATAGAAGAAACTAAACAAACACTGGCCATGTTCAATCCAAAAATATTAAACGCTAGTGAATTCATGCAGGTCGGTGAGGAAGGTTGTTTAAGTTTCCCCGACCTATGGCTAGAGGTCAAACGTCCTAGTAGTATTGAAGCCGAATATTTTGACACACAGGGAAATAAGTGTATAATAACATTAACAGGCATTGATGCAAGATGCTTCTGTCATGAACTAGACCACTTAAATGGCGTTTGTTTTACAGACAATATTAGTCCGTTAAAACTGGCAATGGCAATCAAGAAACAACGTAAACAACAAAGGAAAAAATGATGGTTGAACCAAGTGATAATTTACAAGCAGTGTTTGAACGAGCAATCGAAACTGCAAAAAAACTACATCACGAATATCTAACAATAGAACATTTGTTGTTTGCTATGTTATCGGATCCTTCGTTTGGAGAATCTATAGAAGGGTTTGGTGCAAATTTAGAAAATCTTAAACAAGACTTATCAGATTACTTACAAAATAAATGTGCTGAAATTACAGTAGAAGATGTAGTAGTTAAACCTCGTAAGACACAAGCTGTAGAACGTGTACTCAATCGCGCATTCACACAAGTGTTATTCAACGGTCGTCAACGTATCGAACCCACTGATGTATTCCTTGCAATGATTGGTGAAAAACGCAGTTGGAGTCATTACTATATCCAAAAAGCAAACATTGATAAAGACAAATTCAATGACTACATTAACAATACTGTAGAAGAAGCAGAGGACGAACCACAAGATCAACAAGGTGATCGTGCATTAAAAGCCTTTACTAGCAATCTTAACGATCTAGTACAAAAACAAAAGATTGATCCAGTTATTGGTCGTGTAGATGAACTAGAAAACATCGCATTGGCATTGGGTCGACGCAGTAAGAACAACGTAATCTTAGTTGGAGATCCCGGTGTTGGTAAAACTGCCATTGCAGAAGGACTGGCATACAACATTGTTAATGGTGCTGTTCCAGAATTCCTTAAAGATTACAAAGTCTACAGTTTAGACATTTCAGCTATGTTAGCTGGTAGTAAGTATCGTGGAGACTTTGAAGAACGTTTCAAATTCGTTATCAAAGCACTACAGAAGAAAGGTAAGACAGTATTGTTTATCGACGAAGCACACATGATCAGTGGTGCTGGTTCAGCAAGCAACTCTGCTAACGATCTTGCTAACATGATGAAACCTGCGCTCAGTCGTGGCAACATCAAAGTAGTTGCATCAACTACATGGGAAGAATATCGTAAACACTTTGAAAAGGATCGTGCTTTGATGCGTCGTTTCCAACGCATCACTGTTGATGAGCCAACTATGGAAGTTACTCGACAGATTCTTAAAGGTATTAAGAAATACTATGAAGGTTTCCATAAAGTTAAAATTCGTGATGATGCCATTGATTCTGCTATTAAGTTGTCTATCAAATATCAAACAGATAAGAAGCTTCCAGATAAGGCAATTGACTTGATTGACGTAGCATGTTCACGTTTTAACTTAAAACTTGCAGATGAACGAATCATTGGAGAACGTGAAATTCAATACGAACTTGCTAAAATGATTCAAATGCCTGAAGAAAAGATTATGGAAACTGAATCCAGTAATCTTTCTAGTTTGCAAGACAATCTACAAAAAGAAGTCTATGGGCAAGATCTTGCTATTGAAGAAATTGTAGATAAAATTATGGTTGCACAAGCTGGATTGAAATCAGAGAACAAACCTATCGGGTCATTTGTGTTTATGGGGCCAACTGGTTGCGGTAAGACCGAAACTGCCAAGAGTCTTGCTAAGAACTTGGGTGTCAAACTACTACGTTTCGACATGTCAGAATACCAGGAGAAGCATAGCATCTCCAAGCTAATCGGTAGTCCTCCAGGCTATGTTGGTTTTGAAGAAAATGCAGGCTTGTTGATTACACAGATTCAAGAGAATCCAAATGCTGTTTTGTTGTTTGACGAAGTAGAAAAATCGCATCCAGATGTTACAACTGTACTGTTGCAAATGATGGATAATGGATTTATTACTGGTTCAAATGGCAAACGTGCAGATTGCCGCAATTTAATCTTGATTCTTACAACTAATGCTGGTGCCCAAGATGCTGAAAAGAATACAATTGGCTTTGGTACGCAAGAAAAAGAATACAGTGATAAAGACTTGAAGAAGTTCTTCACTCCTGAATTCCGCAATCGCTTAGACGGCATTATGACATTTAACAAGTTGGGCAAAGAAGCAATGACTAAAGTTGTTGTTAAATTTATTGATGAACTTCGCGGCCAAATTAAAGAAAAAGGCATCAAGATCAAACTAGATAAGGAAAGTACTAATTGGCTTATTGCCAAAGGATTCGATCCTAAGATGGGTGCTCGTCCGTTACAACGTGTAATTGATAAAGAAATTAAACGTCCGTTATCTAAATTGATGTTGTTTGGTGATTTGAAAAATGGTGGTTTATTAAATATCACTGTGCAAAATGATAAGTTATTATTAGTTGCAGTTCCTAAAGAACCTAAAGTGCAACTATTAAGTGTAGATCCAGTAGTATCATTATTAGACGAAAATGCTTTATAAAACAACTACACGGCTATTCAAAGGACTATATCAGTACAAAATTGTGCTGGTATGTCCTGCCGCAAGTTGGTTTAGAAATGGCATGGAGGATGCACTAACAAATTTACAGCAAGTGGATCTTAAGAAACCATTGCTTAACTCTTATCGAAATACATATATCAAGACTCAAGATCAATTAGATTATGCTCTCAAGTTACACGCAACATTGAACAGCATGTCTGATATTGATATCAGAGTCGAAAGTCCGTGGATTAGCGTTTATACTAATAGTAAAACCGATATAGATAAACTTGCAAAAGTAGATCCTGCACAAGTAAAATACATTACCGAACCAGCCAACAACATCAAACCTGCTGATGGCGAAGTTATAATGCCAAAAATGCCGTTTGATTATCGTTGTACCTTGGGTAAAACTACTCACGAGCATGATGCATTTGTAACTTGGGCGGAATCTAATAAAAAGCTCAAGCTGACCAAGAGTTGTAAACGAGATCTATTGAAACCTCGCAGTTGGGGTGGTACTCACTTTTATGTAGCTGGTGATAACAACTTATTGCTGGCAAAAATGCACTTAGGCGGGTCTATATCCAAGGTCGAACGCATAATCAAAGCCTAGTTTGTTCGTGCTAAAAGCGATAAATACTCTAAATACAGAGTATTCTGTTATACATTTATTACGGGCAATTTATGCGAATCCAAGAATTATTAGAAAACGCGAATTTCAAACAAGAAGATTTCGTTAAAAAAACAGGCGACAAGGAAGAAATAGATTTCGATTTGCCTGACGATCTAGTACACTTCATGCACAATGACGATCATGCCTATCGTCGTCATATCTACCCCGTAATTTCACAATGCACTATACTAATTAAGAAAAAGAAACCAACACAAAGTAAAATGTTTGCAGAAGCCATCAAAGAGTGCTATAAAATCTATTCTAAAAAATTCCCTATACGAGCATTGCCTGACGAGTTAGATGAAGAACAGCTAGAAGAAACTTGTAATAAAATACATGATGAATTTATCAAGCATGTAAAAGAAGGCAAATACAAGGATTAATATGCTGTTACGTGAATTATTCCTTAATGTTAGGAAACCTATTAATGAAGGCGGCAATATATGGCCAGAGTCTGAAAACTTTGATCAAGCTATTGCTCAACATCTTGCGCATGAGACCAACAGATATCTAAGCGGTGTCAAAACAAGTGTACATTTAATCGGTAGTGCCGCAACTCCTACTCCCGGAAAGATGAGCGGAGATTTAGACGTCATGGTAGATCTTAATCAACTGATGCAACAGTTTGGTACTAAAGACGGAAAAACTACTCGTGTTGAATTAGAAAAATATTTGCAATCAAAAGGACTACAAACTAAAAAAACCGGAGTGACTGTACACATTTTGTTACCGTACAAGAACAAGTTTTATCAGGTTGATATTAAGGCAGTCGGTAATGCTGAGAAGGTACATTTATTCCACCATCATAACATACCTGCTGGCAGCCCTTATAAAGGTGTCCACAAACAAATGATGATGAACGCACTAGCAAGTAGTCAGGGTATGCTATGGAGTCCAGACGAAGGACTGTATGCTCGCAACGAACTAGGTAAAAAAGCTGACTTTATCAGTGATGACCTGAATGTAATTGCTAAAAAGTTATTGGGTAAACATGCCAAAGGATCTGATTTAGGCAGTGTAGAAAGTATACTAGCCGCTATTCCAGATGAAGCCCGTCGTAATGAAATTTTCCAACAGGCCAGCAGTGGTGCAAGTTGGCAAGCAGTTAGCCCGACTCCAATAACTGAAGCGGCAGCTCCGACAGTTGGCCGTAAATATCAACACGTCGAAGACCTAGTGTTTACCGGTATTCCTAGTAAAGGCATACCTGCTGGATCCAAGGCAGGCATACATGCCATAAGAATATTAAAGACCATGTCCCATGTTGGCAAAGGTATAGAATTAAAATGGGACGGCAGTCCAGTAATATATTGGGGTCGAGACGAGAATGGAGTATTCCACATGTATCCTAAAAATGCTTGGGATTATATGAAACGTGGTACTACTCATACCAAGAGTGGTGTTACTACCATGATGAATGATCCAGATGATGTTGCTATGTTTATTTTAGGTACAGGAAAAACAGAGCCTGGACAAGAAGAACAACGCAGAGCATTTGCTCAAGGGCTTGCAGATTTATGGCCGTTGTTTGAAAGTATTAGTCCCAAAAAAGGTTTTATTGAAGGCGGTATATTATTCAGTCCACTGAAGCCAGCCGAACTAAATCCCGACACTAACGAATATGATTTTCAACCTAATATAACTAAATTCCATATACCAGCTAAAAGCAAATTAGGTATTAGAATTGGAAAAGCACAAATGATGGTAGCCGCTACAGGTTACTATACACATATCGGTGCTGACGAAACAAGATATCCTGAAGCTGAAAAATTATCAAATGCTCAAGTAATTGTGCAAGGTACAACATACACTGAAAATGCAGCCAAAGTTGACCAGGAAGGAATAAAACATGCAGAAACATTTATTAATCAAAATAAAGCCGCTATCGATAGTTTTGTTGCCGGTCAACCTGGTTTAAGTAAACCTGGCGATGTACTCTATACTTTCTATAATCAACATTTACGTATTGCTGGAGTAAAACAAAAATTCCAAGAATGGGCTATGGGTAAACTCAGTAATACACAAGCACAAAAAATTCTAAGTCATCCAGGACTGGATGCAATACTAACTGCGGTAGAATTATTGTCTCATGAAAAGATGAAAATTATTTCAGTATTAAGTAGTGGCACTCATCAAAATATTAGACAAACTAATCCTGAAGGATATGTATATCAAGATCCTGATACCGGACAGTTTGTCAAAGCTATCGACCAAGCCAATTGGGCTCCAAGGAAAGACTAATGTTATTACGTGAATTTCTTAATCGTACCGGAGAAGGCAAGGCCGCAGTAGTTGGTTGGGGGCGAGGCATGGGTCACAAAGGACACATGTTCTTGGCCAGTAGTGTCCTTACACAGGCAAAAGATACAGGTGCAGATCCTTATTTTGTTGTTAGCAGAACTATTGGCAAGGACGATCCAATCACTCCAGAAGAAAAATTATCAATCTACAAACGAGTATTTCCCAAGCACGGACATATTTTTCATACTGCTACAGACGAAATGCCAGATTTAACTCGTGTGTTGCAACAATTAAGTAAACATGGTTATACTGATGTTACAGTTGTTGTAGGTGCAGATCAAGTCAAGGCATTGAGCTACGTAAAACAATATAATGGACATCCAGATAAAGCAGGGAATATCCCATACAGTTTCAACAGCCTAAATGTTATTGCACGTCAAGAAACAAATGATCCTAGCAAAGAACAAGAAGGTCCACGTGCCACTCCAATGCGAGCTATACTGCAAGATCCCAATGCTACAGAAGAAGAAAAGTTTGCGGCATGGCGTGATGCTATGAGTCCAGAACTCAGTGATGACGAAGTACGTGATTTAATGCACAAAGCACAACAGCGCATGAGTGATCCTTCATTTGGTAAGACACCGAAAAAACCTAAAAAAGAAAAAGTTGCAGATGAAAGCATGATGGGTTTTTTGGCAAAAACTACTAAGCCTGCTGTTAAAAAAACATCAACTAGTGCAGAAGAAATGCGAAAGTATTTTGAAAAAGAAAAAGCTAACGAATTACCTAAAGTTGTCAGTGATTTAGATAAGAAAAAAATCCAACGAGTACATACTAGATCAGATGAAAATTCGATTAAATATGCTAATAAACTAATAAGAGAAATGAGAGCAAAAGAATTTACAAGACAACATCTGTCAGAACTTAGCGTTAAGCCAGCTATGCCCATACATCCAGAACTTGATCAACACGGTCAGGGTGCGTATCTAGCACGTGACGTTGGAGGGTACGATCGTGTGTACCACATGAATCGTCTATGGATGGCTATGGCCATGGCTGACGGAAAATCATCCGGAAAAATTCCAGGCGCAAATGCATCCAGTTGGAGTGAGAAATATAATACTATACACCCTTTTAGTGATGCAGATGATTTGAAAATACAAGCGGCCCTAAAAACTGTGCCTAGTGATCACGGACATATTGCAAAAGATCACAAGAGCAAAGAACATGATGATGTTAATAAAACTAGCCCTGTGGCTAAACCTAAACGTAACAAGTACGGTGTATAATGAGAGCTAAAGAATTTATTACAGAATCAGAAAAGGCCGTCTTGCTACGTAAAACTATTGCTCAATCTGAAAAAGAGGGTAAGAAAACTCAGCCAGCTGTTCCTTATAAAGCCAAGCATTATAAATCAGGTAGATACGGTGTGCCAACTGGCGTAGATCCACACGATGTACACAGTCAAACACAAGGCCCAGATGAATATGGTAGTCTAAGGGGAGAAGTTCCATTGGAAGCGCAGGCCGCTATGCCAGGAGCATTTAGTATAGAAGATTTGCCAAGCGACTTCTATGGAGTGTACAGATTAGGGCTAGGACTTGCGGCAGGTGATCGTAATATTGCCGCTGCCGATAATTTTGGTAAGCACCCATTTATTATGCCGTTTGCACCTGAAGAGCATGCCAAGTTTGAAAAAGAAATTAAACGTCAAGGTCACAAGACCAAGTTGAGAACAACTAAAGACAGTTTAGAACTGTCAACTAACAATACTGTCAGCCCGGTGGCTAAACCAAAACGTAACAAGTACGGTGTATAATGGAACACGACAAATATCATCTAGCATTAAAAACAGCATTTGCTTCTGAGTTCAGCTTTTATCTTAAAAGTCATAACTTCCATTGGAATGTTGAAGGACCATTGTTTGGTCAATTACACGAATTATTTGAAAGAATTTATACAGAAGTATATGGTAGTATCGATACGTTTGCCGAACACCTACGTGCTTTACAAATATACACACCTGCCAGTTTACAAAAATTCAGTATGTTGACCACTGTAGAAGACGAGAATCATGTTCCAGATTGGAGTGGCATGCTGGAAGAATTATTATTAGATAGCGACCGCATGGCAGAAATATTCCGTATTACATTTGATATGGCAGAAGCACACGGTGATCATGGACTAAGTAACTTTTTAGCCGATCGTCAAGATGCACATAAAAAACACAGTTGGATGCTACGAGCGAGTTTGAAATAATGGATGAACTAGCACGTCTTAAGAAGTTAGCAGGCCTTAATGAATTTAAGGGTCTGCAACCTTATGGCGGAAGCAATATCAGTATAACTGGTACAGAGAAACGAATTATAGAACGTGAACAAAACATACAACCTGGAACTGAAGAATGGTTCAAATTGTGGTTTAGTTTACCTAAATTTATGAATGGAGAACGTGCTGTAGGCACAGGCTTTAGAGGAATTAAAAAATGAAAATAAAAGATCTAGTGGGATATACTCCTGGGCAACTGATTGCCGAAAGTTACTACGAGTCTAAAATGCTCAAGGAAGAAGAATCTGATTACTACAGAGACTATCAAAATGGGTTAATTTCTTATGAAGAATATAAAGATCTAGTTAGACAATTCCAAGGAAGATCGGGACATCGTCATCATTCTTCTAACAACAGTCGACCTGTAATGACTGGTATGTATTTTTATAATGTCAAACCTGGTGAGGAAGATGCTGCCGACTTGATGGGAGTTAAAAAGACCAAGAGTGGTAAATGGGCTCTGGTTCAATACAATACTAGCGGTCACACATTTAATTGGAACAAACAAAGAGCTGATCAAAGATTTGGTACTGGTAAGTTCTGGTCACCTAAAAAAGAAAGTGTATCGGAGGTTATATCCGAAACTGCTAATCCTGTAAGTAAAAAACAAGACTGGAAACAGTCTGTTTTAGATAAACACCCTGATGCAACTTTTAAGGATCCAAGAGATCCACGCAAAATTCCAAAAGATGGATCATATCATATAGTAGCAATGGTAGATGGCAAAGTTGTAGATGAAATTAAAGGTAATCTATTCACTGATAAGAAACGTATGTCAGAATCAAATGCTGTAAATAGCAAGAAAGAAGCTCCTAAACCACGAAACTTTGTTGCTAAGAACGCCATTAACAGTGGCGCTGGCGCACATAAAGACAAAAAGAAAGCGGCCAAACAGGGCGAAGTAAAACATAAAAAACAATTAGAACTAGCAGAAACAGCCACAGCAGGTGCTACTAGTGCCGCTAATATCGGTACTGTGGACAATCCTAGCATTAGTCCAGGAAAAGCACGTGGTAAGAAAAGCTATATAGGTAGTCCAGGACATAGTGGTAAAAAGGCGCCACCGCAACCCATGGTTGTACAACCTAAAAAGTCAGACGGAACCGCAGTTAACGGACTTGATATAAAAGGTTCTAGCCTGTTTGGTGGGCCAAAGAACACAGCCAAAGTAATCAAAAGACGCTAAATATATAAAGATAACGGAGTATACTCATGCCAGCAAATTTAGATAATCTAGACCCAGAAATGGATCAATCAGCAGAAATGGATGCACCAGCGGACGAACCGATGGATGCAGAACCTGCTGGTGACGTAATTGGAGCACACGGACAAACAGATCGCGAAGGCGCAATGGCCAAGGCTGATTTGTTCAAGCTAGCCAACTATGCTCACAAACTGTATGAAAAATTACAGGACGATGATCAATTAGAAGCATGGGTACAGGCTAAAATTACCAAAGCTGCCGATTACATGGCCAGTGTATATCATTATTTAGAATACGAAATGAAGTTTAGTGAATACGGTCATCATTTGGATAACAGCGATACACTAAGCGAAAGCCAAAAACGTGTATTAAAATTCCGTCTCAACGAAGCTAAAGAAAAGATGAAAGAACTTAAAAAGAGCCAAGCTGAGAAAATGAAAGAAAAGAAAGTTGAAGAAGGTATTTTGAGTGGTGGACATGCTGATTGTCATCACTGCGGTGGTACTGGTAAAGTATACGAAGAGCCAAAACAAGTTCCTAGTCACGTTAAATCTAAAGTTAAAAGCTACAACCGTATGGTTAATGCAGTTAAGGCCGCACACAACCGTATGGAAGAAGAAGATGTAGAAGTAGACGAAGAATTTAACGACAAATCAAAAGTTGGTGACAGCTACAAAACTAAACGTGGCGGTACAGTAATTAAAACTGAACTAGGTCGTAAGCACATAAAAGGCGATTACGATGACGAAGACTACAAAGCTCCTCCAAGTCCTCCAAAGAGTCATGCTAAGGCACGTTCAGCCGCTGACAAAGCAGGTGACAAAGCCGCTGACAAAGCTCAGGAAAAAGACAGCAAAGACTGGGAAAAGAAATATCCTGGTACAGTAACTAAAGTAGTTGCTGGTAAGAAAGTTGATCCGAACGCTCCAAAGAAAAAGAAGTCGGAAGACGATGACCTAGATGAGAATATGTATGGTCAAGGTGTTTACGAAGCCAAATCTAAAATGGCTAAGAAAGACTACGACCAAGACGGCAAAATTGAAAGTGGTAAAGACGAGTACTTAGGTAGCCGTATCCGTGCCGCTAAGAAAGCTGGCAAGTTAAAAGAAGCTGTAAAAATGTGCAAAGAGTGCGAACTGAAAATGTCAGAGTGTTCTTGCAAGCCAATGAAAGAAAGTGCAAAGCCAAGCGCAGGTCTAAGCAAAGCTAAGAAGTCTGCTACAGTTAAGAAAGCTAAAGCCGGTGGCGATATTGGTAAGCCAGGTAAAGGTTTTGCTAAACTAGCTAAAAAAGCTGGTGGCGGTGAGAAAGGTGAGAAGATTGCCGCAGCCGCTATGTGGAAGAACATCAAAGAAACTACTGCATACATTGCTGAAAAAGCCAAAGCTACTAAGCCAGACTATATTGATTTAGACAAAGATGGCGACAAATCAGAGCCGATGAAAAAAGCGGCCGCTGATAAAAAGAAAGAAACAGTTAAAGAGTCATCTGAGATCGATCGTTTACGTCAGTTAACTGGTCGTTTGAATCAAGCTGAAAAACCAGCACTAGTTGAAAACCGCGAGGTAGATCAAATTCGTGCATTGACAAAGCGTCTACTAGGATAATCCTATGGACATGAAGCGCATACTACAGGCGATGGATGGGGCATCTTCAAAGCCTGTAGAAGGCGCCAATAGTATGGCTAAGTTTTTATCTATTGTAGACAAAAACGCCAATGTGCAAATTCTGCAAGAAGGTAAAAGTCCACACAAGGTAACTTTGCCTGTTCAAATGGCCATGCAACACTATCAACAAAAAGAAGAAAAGCCACTAGCCCGTGTGGGCAGAACAAGTGTTGTTGGTAAATATTTTCACGATGTTGAACAAGAATTTGAAGAACAACAAACAAACAAACGTCAATTGATCAATCAGTATGCTAGTACCATTGCTGAACGTGTCATGATGAAAGAGTCTATACAAAAAGACCCCATTGAACAAATTGCCAAACGTAAAGTATTACAATCATTAGATTCCTCTCTATACAAAAATCATAAAAAGAAAAAGAATGTAAAAACATTTGCCGAAAATGAAATTCCAGATCACAGTATGGGATTTACCGGAGGTGCAGGTCCAGGCATTATGCCAAATGAAGAAGTTACAGAAACACCAATAGACTTTAACAAAGATGATCCAATGGGCAGTGAAATACATAGTCATCAAGGTGTAAATCCTGCCAGTATTAGAACACGCATGATGCGAGCTAGCAGACAAATGGCTGAACTAGCTGAAATGGCCAAGAGCGATGATCCGCGCATATGGCAACATCTTGCTAACTTATTTCCAGAACTAGCCATGAACATTGAACAAGTTAAACACGGCATTGAACAGCTAGCAGAAATTAAAAGTAAGGGCGGACGTAGATCAGCTAATATACCTAGCGGATTAGATAAACCTAATCCAATCAAAGAAGCCAATGCTAAAAAGAAAACATTGAAGAATTCAAACCCATGTTGGAAGGATTATCATCCCGTGGGGACTAAAAAGAAAGGCGGACGCACAGTGCCCAATTGTGTACCCAACGAATAAGAGGAAAACAACATGAATATTAGAGACTTATTAAATAGACTTGAAACATTAGAAGAAGGCTTGACCATGAAAGATGTCAATGCCGCTGTTCAAGGTATGACCAGTGATCAAGATCGTGCAACAGCACTGGCAGGCCTGGCAACACAAAACCAACTAGGCGGATTATACGATCCAGTATCTGGTTATTTTGTCAGTTCAAGTGGACAAATTAGTTCTACAGCAGACAAGAACACAGACTTCAAATTGTCTAACATGGGGTTAATTCCTAGTAATGCTCATACATCAACCATGTTAGGTAGAATATTTGGTACTTCTGGTAAAGACTACGATGCTCAACTAAGAGCTCAAAGCGGTAAAGTTAATGCCGATAGAACTAGTCAAGAAGTTAATCAAGCAAACTTAAAGAAACTATTCACACTAGTTGATCAACTAAAAGCAGTTAAGCCAGCGCCTAGTCAAGACACTGCGCCAGCAACTATTACAAAACCAGAAGTCAAACCTGATCCAACTAAACCAGAAGTCAAACCTGATCCAACTAAACCAGAAGTCAAACCTGGACCACATCCAACGGGTGCCGATACTAGTTTAACTCCTGGTCAAAAATTAGGTATTGGTGCTGGCATTGGTGCAGGTGCATTGGGCGGAGCCGCACTGGCTAGAAAAGCAGGTATGGGTGCATTAGGTCAATTAGGCGCAGGTGCCGTTGGTGGTGCCGTTGGCGGTTTAGGTGCTAGAGCAATGCAAAACGAAGGCATCGAATTCAAGTCAAGTATTGCTCAGTCTTTAACAGAAAGTTTTGGTTATGACTACGAAGGTGAACAGTTAGACGAATACAGCATGAATCAATTTGGCCAAGATGCAGGTGATGCACTTCGCGGTGCGGCCAATGGTGCAACATTAGGAACATACGATAATATTGCCGCTGGTGTTCAAAGTGCATTTGGTAAAGATACATACAAACAAGCACTTGCAAAACAAACAGCCGCAAGCAAAGAAGCAGAAACACGTAGCCCATGGTTATACAATGCAGGTAATATTGCTGGTTCATTTGCCGCTCCAATTCCTGGAGGCGCTATTGCTGCCGGTGTAGGAAAATTAGGTGGTGGTATGCTGGCAAAAGGTGCGGCCGCTCTTGGTACTAACCTTGCCGCACAATATGGTGTTGATAAACTTAAACAAAACGTTGATACAAAGACATTGGGTTACGATCCAAGCAAGTACCCAACTACCAAAGCAGAAATTATGGCTTTCCAAAAAGCCAACGGTTTAGGTGTAGACGGTATCATTGGACCTAAGACTAAAGCAGTATTAACTAAAATGGGACTTGCTCCAGAAGCGGCTCCTACAGTCGCAGAAAGTATTAAATCATTACAAAATCGTTTGGCCATGATTGAATCTGGTGCTGATGACTATCATGTATGGTTAATGGAAGATGGTACTGTTGTTGATCAGCAAGGCACGATTGTTACAGATACTGCTACATTAGAATCAATCAAATGGACATCAGCAGTTAGTCAAGAATTATTAAATGAAATTAGTTTTAGTGGAATTGGTAAAGGTCTTGCTAATATCGGTAAAAACTTTAGTGGTGGACTTGGTGGCAAAGCCGCACAACAAATGCGCAAACTTACTCCTGCTGGTAAATCAGTAAATGCAGGATTTGCTCCAGGTGCTAAAATAGCAAACAAAGTAGGCGGAGCTATTGCTAGAAATCCAGGTAAGACTGCATTAGGTGCGGCGGCACTTGGAGCAGGCGGAATGTATGCGGCTAACTCATTAGCCGGTGAACCTGGAACAGATACCATGCCAGCAACCGGTGGCGGTGGTGGCGGTGGTGGTGGCGGTGGTGGTGGCGGTGGTGGTGGCGGGGGCTCTAGCGCAGATCAAGCTGGAGGAACTACAGGACAAGCAGGAGAAACTCCAGCAACTACAACTCCAGCAACTACAACTCCAGCAGGTCCAAGTCCAGAACAACAAGCTATTATTGATCAAATTAGAGAAGTAATGGGTCAATTGGCAGATGTTGAAGACGTAGGTATTCAAAGAGCTCTTTCTGATGCGCAGGCAACAATTGATGCTGTATCAAAACAAGCACCAGCAAAACCAGAAGCAGGTGGTGGTGGAATGAAACCTCCCCCAGCAACAGGTGCTACAGGTAACAGTGCTACGCCGCCGGCTGTACAAAAATCAATGGATGCTGTAGCAGGTGCTCCTACTCAAGGCAAAGATGCTAAAGGCAATCCATTATATACTGACAAGTCCGGTATTACATATGATGCTAGCGGCAAGTCGTTAACTCCAGAAAGTGCAGAAGCAGAACTAGCTCGTTGGCTTAAAATAGCTCGCGGTTAATCAAACAAAATGGCAGATTTATTTCTGCCATTTCCACCTCTAAAGGTTGAGTTTTTAAGATAATTAGTTTATAATAGGCAATATAGGAGAGATTTATGTCAGGACGCTCATACGGTGCAGAAGAAAAGGCAAAATTAGAAAGATTAATCAGCGAAGGTTCTACAGTATTACGTGAAGTAGAAGATTTGCAAGAAGGCTTAAAAGAAACAGTTAAGGCAGTTGCGGAAGAATTACAAATCAAACCCAGCATTATTAATCGTGCAATCAAAATTGCACATAAAGGTGATTGGCAAAATCATAATGCAGATTGGGAAGAAATTGAAGCTATTTTGGATATCACTAAACGTATCTAATAAGTATAAAAGAGAAAGGTCGGCGGGCCATAAACCGCATGAAGGTATTTGCAAGCCCTAAATTGCATGGAGAATAAAATTTATGTCTTATGTAGACGCATGGTTTGACCGCGAGAATGATATCATTAAAGTGGTTGAACGCAATAAGAAAGGTGAAAGGGAATTTAGAGATATTCCTGTACGCCACACATTTTATGTAAAAGATCCCCGAGGAAAATTTACGTCAATCTACGGTGAAGAATTAACCCGTATCGTTTGTAAAAACACAAAAGAACTGCGCAAAGAACAGGCCATTAATAGTGGTAAGACTCTATACGAGTCAGACATTAATCCTATTTTTGTTACACTAAGCGAACACTATATCAATCAAGATGCTCCAAAATTAAATGTAGCGTTTTTCGATATTGAGGTAGACTTTGATCCAGAACGTGGCTATGCTAGTCCAGACGATGCATTCATGCCAATTACTGCGATTGCCGTCTACCTACAGTGGCTAGAGACTATGGTATGTTTGGCAATCCCTCCTAAAAAAGTCAGCATGGAGGAGGCCAAGGAAATGGTCAAGGACTTTCCTAACACATATCTGTTTGATAACGAAGCAGACTTGTTGGACATGTTCTTGGACTTGATCAAAGATGCAGATGTTATCAGTGGTTGGAATAGTGAAGGATTTGATATTCCCTATACTACAAATCGCGTTACAAAAGTTCTAAGCAAAGAGGACACAAGACGGTTCTGTTTGTTTGACCAATTGCCTAAACGTCGTGAATACGAAAAATATGGTCGTACTAGTACAACTTATGACTACATTGGTCGTGTGCATTTAGATTATCTTGAACTGTACCGCAAGTACACATATGAAGAACGCCATACATATAGATTAGATGCCATTGCAGAATATGAGCTAGGCAAACGTAAAACACAATACGAAGGCACACTAGATCAACTATACAACAACGACTTCCGTACATTTGTAGAATACAACATTAATGACTGTAAACTACTGGACGACCTGGACAAAAAATTAAAATTCATGGATCTTGCCAACACACTGGCACATGAAAATACAGTACTACTACAAACTACAATGGGTGCGGTTGCTGTAACTGAGCAGGCTATTATTAACGAGGCACATCGCAGAGGTTTTCAAGTTCCTAATCGTACCAAGATGAGTGAACGTGAAGACAATGAAGGTGCGGCTGGTGCGTATGTGGCGTATCCTAAAGAAGGATTACAAGATTGGGTAGGATCGTTGGATATTAACAGTCTATATCCGTCAGCTATTCGTGCGCTTAACATGGGGCCAGAAACTATTATCGGTCAGTTGCGTCAAACAATGACTGAAGAATATATAGAATTACAAATGGCCAAAGGCAAATCATTTGCGGCCGCTTGGGAAGGTGTCTTTGGGTCCTTAGAATACACAGCAGTAATGAATCAAGAAATCGGCACAGACATTGCTATCGACTGGGAAGATGGATCTAGTGATGTACTCAGTGCCGCCGAAGTATATAGATTAATATTTGAAAGCAATCAGCCTTGGATGCTTTCAAGTAACGGTACTATCTTCACCCATGAAAAAGAAGGTATTATTCCAGGGCTACTAAAACGCTGGTATGCTGAACGTAAAGAGATGCAGGCCAAACTAAAGGAGGCTATAAATGCTGGAAACAAAATTGAAGAAGAATACTGGGATAAGCGACAACTTGTTAAGAAGATTAATCTTAACAGCCTGTATGGTGCTATTCTTAATAGCGGCTGTAGATTCTTTGATAAACGAATCGGACAATCAACAACGCTGGTCGGTCGTCAAATCGCAAAACATATGGCGAGTAAAGTAAATGAGATCATTACCGGAGAGTATGATCACGTAGGAAAGGCAGTAATTTATGGTGACACTGATAGTTGTTATTTTAGTGCTTATCGCACTCTACAGAAGGACATTGAGGCCGGACGAATTCCCTGGACGAAAGAAACAGTAATTCAACTTTATGATACAATTGGCGAAGAAGTAAATCAAACATTCCCACAGTTTATGTTAGATAGTTTTCATTGTCCTAAGACACGTGGAGAAGTTATCAAAGCAGGTCGCGAAATTGTTGGCAGTAAGAGTTTGTTTATTACTAAGAAACGTTATGCTGTATTGTATTACGACAAAGAAGGCAAACGTGCTGACATAGATGGAAAAGCTGGCAAGATAAAGGCCATGGGCTTGGATCTTAAACGCAGTGATACGCCAGAATTTATTCAAGACTTTTTAAGTGAAGTTCTTGAAATGGTTCTCATGGGTAAGCCTGAACAAGAAGTTTTGGATCATATAAGTCAATTCCGTATTAAATTCAAAGGTCGACCTGGTTGGGAAAAAGGTTCGCCAAAACGTGCCAACAACATTACTGATTATCAAGCCAAGGAAGCCAAAGCTGGTAAAACAAATATGCCTGGTCATGTTAGAGCAAGTATTAATTGGAACACGCTCAAGCGTATGTACAATGACAAGTATTCTATGGGTATTACAGACGGTGCTAAAGTTATTGTTTGTAAACTCAAACCTAATCCGTTAGGTTTTACATCAGTTGCTTATCCAGTGGATGAACTGAGATTACCGCAGTGGTTCAAGGATTTGCCTTTTGATCATGCAGAGATGGAAGCTACCATCATTGATAAAAAGTTAGATAACTTGATTGGTGTTCTTAAATGGGACCTCAACAGCACTGAAGAAAAAAATACATTCAACAGTTTATTTGAGTTTTAATATGGAAATTATAATTGCAGGATATGGGTTTGTTGGCAAGGCTGTTGGCCGTGCTATTGAGCATAGAAATATTGTACATATTGTTGATCCAAAAATTAACGATACCATTGTTTCAGATTATAGATATGCAGAAGGTGTTATTATTTGTGTAGGAACGCCTAGTACAGAATTAGGTGATTGTGATGTCAGTCAAATTTATAGTGTGATGGACACAGTTCCCGAGACATTGCCAGTACTAATAAAATGTACAGTAAGGCCCGATTACCTAAATAGATTACTAGTAAACTATCCCAACCATAATATTTGTTACAGTCCAGAATTTTTACGGGCGGCAACAGCCGATGAGGATTTTGCTAATCAAACATATATGATATTAGGCGGTGAAGATCCCAACGATATTTGGGGAGAATTATTTATGAGTTCTCTTAAAAACCTAAATACAATCGAATATTGCACACTGACAGAAGCAAGTATGTTGAAATATGCCACTAACTGTTTCCTAAGTGTCAAAGTAGCGTTCTTTAATCAAATTTATGACATGTGCCATCTAAACGGTGCTGACTATAATAAAGTTATTGAACTGTTAAAGATGGATGAGCGTATTGGGTCAAGCCATATGCAGGTTCCAGGGCCAGACGGAAGTCGTGGATTTGGGGGTGCTTGTTTCCCTAAAGATACAAATGCGTTTATACATTATGCCGATAAAATTGGATTGATACACACACTGGTAGAATCGGCAATAAAATATAACAAGAAAGTAAGAAAAACATTGACATAGTCATAAAAACCTATATAATAAACAAACATGGAGAATCATATGAAAGACTTTTTACAAGACCTAGTAACACATACGCATAGCCTAGGCTTTTTGCCATTGGTTAAAGTTACTGCTACAGATAAAAGTGTAGCTATCGAATCAAGAGCAGAAGATCATAGCGTTATCCTTAACGCTAAAACTAAAGAAGCTATCGAAGACTTTGAAGGTGTATTTGGTATGCCTAACTTAAACAAGTTGGACATTCTATTAAAATGCCCAGAGTACAAAGAAAATTTCACTATTGAAGTAGTTAAACAGGAACGTGACGGAGAAGAAATTCCTACAGGTTTACATTTTTCTAACGGTGCTGGTGACTTTGAAAACGATTATCGTTTTATGAATTCTAGCATTATCAATGAAAAATTGAAAACTGTTAAATTCAAGGGTGCAACTTGGGATGTTGAATTCAAGCCATCAATGGCCGCTATTCAAAGATTCAAGTTTCAAGCATCAGCACATACAGAAGATCCTGTATTCCAAATTTCAACAAAAGATAACAATCTAGTGTTTAATTTTGGCGATGCTAATACCCATGCTGGAAGTTTTGTATTCCAAAGTGATATTGGTGGTAAATTGAAATCAACTTGGTGCTGGCCAGTAAATGCAATTCAAAGCATCTTAAATCTTCCCGGAGATGTTACTATGCGTATTGCAGATGCAGGTGCTCTACAAATTACTGTAGACAGCGGAATTGCTGAATACGACTACATCCTTCCAGCACAAAGCAAATAATGGTCGAACTTCATAAACGTACCGTACTAAGAGCATTAAGTTATAGAATAGTAGCATTACTGATAACTGCTGTCTGGACTGGTTTAAGCGATGCAGTTATAATACATGTTATCCTAACTGCGGTACATTACGTTATGGAACGAGCATGGTTAAAAATAAAATGGGGCAAAATTGAATAGAAATCTAACAGCAACGCAAAACGACTATGCGTACTTTCTGCCGGCAACGTCAGGATTTTATAGTACCTATATAGGTAAACAACGTCACGGTAACTATGTAGACCCGGCTCGTATCCCCGCGAGCTTTGGTCCAATGGGCATTGAGGCTATGAATTATCTAGATCCCAATGCGGCATTTTATTATGACCATTGTTTATATAGTGCAGGACATGCTAATTTAGATCTTAACAAACCAGATCCTAGCGAAGACATGTTCCGTAATCGAAATCGTGCAACTAGTTGGGTACTAGGTGATTCAGGCGGATTCCAAATTGGTAAAGGCAAGTGGGAAGGTGATTGGAAAGATCCTAACTGTCCAAAAGCAATGAAGAAGCGTACACAAGTATTGGCCTGGATGGATGCACTCATGGACTATGGTATGTGTCTTGATGTTCCGGCTTGGGTGGCTCGTAGTCCGGCAGGAGCCAAGGCTACAGGAATTAGTACCTACGCTGAAGCTGTTCAGGCAACTTTTATCAATAATGATTATTTTATTAATAATCGTAACGGTAATTGTAAATTCCTTAATGTATTACAAGGTGAAAATCACAAGGATGCTGAGGGTTGGTATCAGCACATGAAGAAATATTGTGATCCAAAACAATATCCTGGTCGGCATTTTAACGGTTGGGGCATGGGTGGACAGAATATGTGTGACATTCACTTGACCTTAAAACGTCTAGTAGCGTTACGCTTTGACGGGCTTCTTGAAAAAGGAGAACAAGACTGGATGCACTTCTTAGGCACCAGTAAATTAGAATGGGCATTAATCTTAACTGACATACAAAGGGCCGTAAGGAAATATCACAATGACCAATTTACCATATCTTTTGACTGCGCCTCACCGTTCCTTGCAACCGCAAACGGTCAAATCTACGTCCAAACAGAAATTACCGACAGAGAAAAATGGCTCTACCGCATGTTGCCGTCTCTTGACAACAAAAAATACGCCCAAGATACTCGTCTCTTCCAAGACGTAGTAGTACAAGATAAACACTTTGCCAACTTTGAAACAAGTCCGTTAATGGATGGTGTCAAAGTTAACGAAATTTGTATCTATGGCCCAAATGATGTTAACAAGATTGGCAAAGTAGGTAAGACGAGCTGGGATAGTTTCACTTATGCTATTATGATGGGGCATAATGTTTGGATGCATATCAATGCTGTACAAGAAGCTAATCGTCAATATGATGCCGGATTATGTCCTACAATGTTAGTACAAGAAAAATTTGATAGACTATATGCTAAAGATGTAATCGAAGCCATATTTGCTACAAGTGATCGCGGTACTGCCGATGCTATTGTTGATGAGTTTAGTCGTTTTTGGATGGCTATCCCGGGTACACGAGGCTATACTGGTAAACGAACAGTTAACGCAAGTACCAAGTTTTTCGAATTGTTTGACGAAGTAGAAGAAGATAGTGTACAATTAGATGAAGAACCAGACTTCGATGACGAAGTTTCCGATAAACTAGACGCTTTAGAGGCTAGTGTGCATGACGTTACCTGATGAACGCTTTAGAAGTATTCAACGAACAGAAGAATTTTTACAGGATCTAATGAATCCGCAAAAGACTCCACGTATTCCAAAAAGCATACGTGAACAAGCTCGTTGGTGTTTGCGACATTATCCTAGTTATCATAATTTGAAAGAATTAGAACGTGCGGCTCCAGAGGTTGTAACAGAACGAATGGAAGATGTACAGCGTATGATCAAGTACTGGGAAGAAGGGAAAAAGTTTACAAATGAAAACTAGTCTTGTAGTAGGAATGGGTATAGGCAATTTGTATGCCACTGTGCTGGATAAACTTGGACACGGTGTTATTACTGTTGACCAAGACTCTTCGAAAGGCGCAGATTTTATAAGTGTAGATGATGCCATTGCTAAATGTCATATGTTTGATACTGCACACGTTTGCACACCCAATTTTACACACGAAGACATTGCCCGCAAACTTGCACCGGTGACTAAAATAGTTTTTATTGAAAAACCCGGTGTTATTAATACCAAATCATGGATGAAAATGATTACGGATTTTCCGCAAACACGTTTCATGATGGTTAAAAATAACATGTGGCGTGAGAACATTAGTGAATTAAAAGATCTAGCTACTAAAGCCAAAATAGTAAACATTGAATGGATTAGAAAGAATTGTATTCCTAGTCCAGGCAGTTGGTTTACAACACGCAAACTAGCGTTTGGCGGTGTTAGTCGTGATTTAATGCCACACCTTTTGAGTCTTTATATTGCTATGAATCCAGCATGGCGTAAAGAACAAGTTAACGGCAACGCAACTATACAGAATTGGTTATTAGAAGACATTGAAAGTACAGAATACGGAGTGGTAAACTCCAACGGTACATATGATGTAGATGATCAATGTGATATTTCATTTGGCAATAAATGGAATTGTCGTGCTAACTGGCGTAGTATGACACACGAAAATAGTGCCATTGAATTTATAATGCAGGACAATAGTATAGAACGATTTGAATTAGGTTGGTGCCCCGAAGAAGCCTATTTCAATATGATTAAAAATGCTATAGATAATATAGACAACTATCAGTTCTGGTTAGAACAATTTGATATAGATACATGGATACATGAAAGAATAGAGAATCTATGAAGGTAAAGTGTTTACAAACAACAGGCAAAGGCTATTTCGAAGAAGTTGATTACGAAATTGGACCTTGGGCACAGGATAGTATCTATGTTAAGGCTATAATGACTGGTGTATGTCGTAGCGACATAGACATGATGATGGGCGACTTTGGTCCGCTACCCTTACACATGCAAGGACACGAAGGTATTGGACAAGTCATGTCTGTAGGTGCGGCATGTAATGATGTAAAAGTAGGCGATTATGTTGCAACACGCGGTGAGCCTGCTTATGCTGACCAGTATACTGTACGTCAAGGAGAATATGTAAAGATTCCCGAAGCACATCCCCGTTATATTTTAGAACCAGTTGCTTGCGGTATTAATCTTATTGAACAGGCCAAAGAATATTTGCAGGATCGACAAGGCAGACACGAAAACAATCGTATGCTTATTATTGGTAGTGGATTCCTTGCCTGGGTTGCCTATCACACCATGCGTCTAAATGGATATATCTTCCATGTAGATGTATTGGGTCACAGTAATAAAGAGCTTTGGGGAGATCGAATTCAGTCTAGTACTATCGAAAACTACGATGTGGTTATTGATCTTAGCGGTAATTATGAGCTAGGTACACAGATCAACCTAAATAATAATGCAGTGATTATAGATGGAGTAGGAAAAGCAGTAAGCAAACAAGAAGCACAGGCTCAACTTTGGAAAGCTGTTACCACTGTCAAGCCTAGTCCCCGTAATCCTGAGTTTATCGATTGCATGCATATAGCCAAGTACTGGATTGAAAACGGCTATCTAGAGGTTGATAGTTTTTGGACTAGAGGTTATAATCGTAGTACAGAATGGCAACAAGCGTTTGCGGACGGCGTTAATCGTCCGAGTGGTTATAGTAGAGGTTATATTAAATGGGACTAAACACTGAAGAACGACAAGGTGTCGTTTACTTTACAGGTTATGAAGTCGAACATACGATTTGTCATGGTATGTACACATTATTTGTAGTGGGCACACCGCCTGTAGAAGATATACTACGTATTGCAGACGACAGTCAAGCATACTTAGACGAGTCTAAGCGTATCCGACATATCTACTTTGGTACTAGTCAGAGCTTTAACCCTAAAAGCATCACGCATGAAGAATATAAAGCATGGGATGATGTTATTATTCCATGTTTGAAGAAAGATTATTGGGTGACATTGGACTTTGATGTTAGTCACTCGGAAGGTGTACTTGAATCTTGTTATAGTGAATATCCAAGATTCGTACCTATGATTAGTGTTAAACTACCCTACATTAATCAACATAACTATAACGCCACACTTAAACTGGATGATCGTACCTGGGGTGCTACCAATCCAGGTGTGTGGACTCATCAACTACATGATCTAATGCGTATGGACAAATATACACATTGGGATCAATATACACAAGACACACCAGCATGATAGAAAATGTATTACGCCAAGATTGGCGCCCAAACAAGATGATCTGGGTCACCTTCCAAAAAGAAGGCATCCATGCTTATCCAGCGGCCGCAACTGATCCAAACTTAGCAACAGGAGATGAATATGATGTATCGTTTTTGGCTACTCCTCATCGTCATATATTCCATTTTCGCGTTTGGCTTTCAGTTACCCACAACGAC